AGTAAGAACACAACTCTATTTTGTTTTACATCATACTTAAAATCTGCTCGACCCCAAGACCAAGACTCCCAGCAATTGTTATTAGATAACCAACGCATGGCCTTTTCATTTGAATATATTGATTGAAAACTATCTGGTATTTTAAATTCTATATCTTCTATGTGTAACGCTTTGTTACCATGGAATACTCTTTGAACGTATTGCATATTCTTTTCCCCCTCTTGTTTACCTTTTGCACTACATGATGCGTGAAAGCAGTACCACCCTATTTTATTTTCAGTTGTATCTATAGACAGTGTGTTTCTTCCATTACAGAATGGACAATCCATTCTCGTTTGAGTTTCGGATGGTATGCTTAAACCTTTGATAACTTCTAGTTGCTGTCTATAATTCAACCTGCACTTCCTCGTATGTTATTAAGTACCTATCTGAACCAACAAATTCGTTAGGTTCTACTTTCATTAGGTTATGATTTAGATAGTACGCTACGTTATTCTCTATTTTTTCTATGGTTGGTTCTTCCTCGAATGGTATTATCGCTACCGCTTCTATCCCTAGTCCTGTTAATCTTACTTTGTATTTTTTCATATTCTTCCCCCTTATCAGAAAAGTTTTCTTTTGTCAAATTTTTTTTTAACTCTTTGTAATATTTAGGATGTTTCCACACGAACATTAACTTCCTCTAAAAATTGGTAGCACTGGCACAAACTTAATATCAGGTTTTTTCCTTGTACTTGCTCGTTTATATTTACCATACCATGATGTATCTCTACCATTTTTATTACACCATTCGTAATGATTCTCTAGTATTTGTCTTATCTGATATCCGTATATAGTTTTCACAGTTTACCTTTTCTTTCTTTTCTAGATACATATGGTAGTTGAATTAATTTATTACTTATGTTACCCTTTTTACTTGTCCAAATGATCAAAGCATTGTTGTCATGATCCATTGGTTTGCCATCATATTTCTTTATGGCCTTCTTTAAACTCATAGCTTCGATATGTTTTTTATCTCCACCAGTTCGTATGAATGTATATTGTTTCATATTTTTTTACTCCGTATTATCATAATTATTTAGTGGGTTGTTATTCTAGGGCATATCCTATTTTGACCGACTACATAGTATCATATGTTTATGTAGCTATGGTATAACAACCCAGTAGTCGTTGTTACCCTAACGACCAAAGGGATTTGTTTCCTCGGAAAGTAGTATTTTTACCCAAGAAGTTTGATCTCTAAAAAGTGTTGCAACACTATCACATGGTGTGTTAGAGACTCCCAAGGCTTTCAGCGACCTCAACAAATTCTTAAATTTTATTTATTAAATTCTTTTATCACATCTTCATCCCATAAGTCAACTGAAAAAGACTTACCTTTTAAATCAAATGAAAACTGTGTACCCATACCATCAAGGTATTGACCTTGTCCATTTAGTTTACCCCCTAATTCTTTTATGATTGTTTGTATTAGTATCTTTGCTATTTTATTTTGTGTCATTGTTATTTTTTTTTAATTTTTGATTTTAAATTATTTACAGCTATCTTGTAAAGTTGTTCAGGTCTTTCAGTTCTTAACTCTACACCATCTGCCTCTAGTTTATCTAACATATTTAAACCTTCGACAATACCTTGTGCTGTATAAATGTTATCACAGAAACAAACTACATTTTGTTTTCCATTCTGTAAATCATACATCACTGCATTTTTATTTGCATAGTAATTACCTTTGTAACTATCTTTAGTTAGCATATCTTTTGTTATGTATTGATCATCAAGTATCATTATTCTTATCCTTATCATCACAGTATTCAGTTAAAAAAGTATCAACAGTTGATGCTGTGTCATCATCTGTATCTGTAATGGTATCTGTATACCAAGTACCATCTGGTCTTTCCATTGTTGCGACTATCGCCCAACCTGTACATTTATGTTTCATTAGTGTTCCTTATAACTTATTTGTTTTATGTTTCTATTCCAACAAGCACGGCAACTACCACACTCATTATTCTGTTTGTATGCAGGACACTCTCTACCTTTGTGTCGTTTATCTTTATGCACACCAGATGTCCACTTCCAGAACTTAGGTATAGCCCCATCAACTTTAATAGCTGATACACGCAAACATAAATTCTTTGGTACATCTTTCTCATCTACCTTATCTACGATAGAATATTCTCTAGTAGCTATCCAATGTTTAATGTGTGGTGTATTCTCACACACTTCAAATATCTTCATCAAATGAGAATAAGATTGTATATCTCCAGAATCAAACCATCTGTGGTAAAGCCTTGATTTATCTAGCTTTTTATACTTTATTGTAATGAGCTGTATCATATAATCTACCCATTCGTTTAGCTCTACTGCTTTTAGTCTAAACTTGTGTGCATCTTGTACAACTTTAAATACATAACAACCTTTGTTAGCATAGCACTTGTTACAAATTGTGCCATCTATTAATGCTAACTTACTTCCTGTCTTACAATCTTTAGCTGATATGCCCCACGAGTATGCAGGCATTTTACTTGTATTAGATAGTCCGCCTATCTTAGCTTCTATTTCTTTTAACTTCATATCTTTAACTCCAATCTTCTTATAGCAAATCGTATCTCATCTTTAGTTATTAGACCTGCTTTATATCTTACTGATATTCTATTATACAATTTTTGTATATGATCTCTGGTTGTACCTACATGATCGCATGCGTCTGAACATGCTTTAGTATAAAACCAATTTCTAGCTTGTTGTATTTCTGCAATAGATAAGTTATGACCCATGCCCAATTCAAAGGCATCTTCAAATGCTTGTTGGATTATACCTATCCATATTTTTTCTTCTGGCGATCTTGTCCTCGCCTCAGTAACTGACTTCTCCATATTACCTCTGTAATTTTATACCATGCGTTGCACAGTAATATTTTTTATTGATTATTATATCTGCTTTGGAATCACATAGATAACATATTTTTTTTCTTTGGTCAACTTGACGCATTGAATTTTGACCCAATCTGTGATATGATTCCCTGTCGTTGCAGGGGGGGTTAGTATATACCCTAGGTAATTTAATAACTTTACTTATTATCTTCTTTCCATGGTTTTCTTTTAAGTAATCTTTCAAGGTGTTCTTTCTTTCTTTTCTTTTTAGTAACATAATATAAAACTTTGTAGGTTATAAGGGCAATCACAATAAGGGCTGATATGTTATATACAAACATACCAAGCCCATAATTAAAAGTTATCATACTAATTTAAAAACTTTAAAGCCCACTTAGCTGTTACTTGATCAGGGTTAAGTAATAGTTTAAGTCCACTAAACTTAACTCTTTCATACATAACTACAGAGATTGTTTTACCTTGTAACTTAGTAACAGTATAAACAGATTTACCTACACTAAACCAGAGTAACCTATCAATAGAAATATTTGTAGGTCTTCTGAATTTATCTAAGTCATGTGCTAAGATATACTCGTTAGCATCTGTAGTTCTCTTCTTACCTTTACGTTTGTACATAGTGCCGTCTTCCTGTTTCCAAGTCTTTCGATCTTTAAGATCAAACTTACCAACTCTATAACTACCATCTTTCTTAATAAATCCTGCACGGAATTTCTTAGCTTTGGTTTGAGTTAATAAGGTGTACAGTAAATGAGGCACGTTGCTTTGGTGCATATTTGCGTATGTCATATTATCCTTATTGTTGATTAATTTTCAGGGTAGGTATTGCAGAGATTAACCACTACCAATTAATGCGTAGCGTAATACTAGCTAGATATTTAGGCTAAGATACAAACCCACCCCCCTTGATTGTTGGTTGTATCTGGTGGTTTAACTTTATAACTTACAGTCACCAGATTGTCTAAACAAAAAAGGGCAACCAAGTCTCCCTGATTGCCCTTACATATTATAATATTAATTAACTTACGTCAATTAATTACCATCTTGATTTTCTTTTGTATCTTGAGGATTACTAGGTAATACTATAGTCATACCATGTTTAATCCAATCTTGTGAATCACTATTCCAATTAGTCCAAGCCTCTTTACATTTTCTTAATGCGTATGCTTGTTCTTGAGTAGGTTCCTTCTGCTTCCTGATAAGAGACAGAAGTTCTACCAACCAATCTTCAGTTGAAGTTTTCCACTTTAGATTCCAAGTAGTATCAATGATAGGTTTGTCATTTGTGGTAGGCTTGTCGCCTTCTACATTATGTAACATATGTGTTCCTTCCTTTAAAGTAATTATAAATTACAATAAATATTTACATACGTCAAATAAAAAACCCCCTCGTATTGCTACAAGGGGGTGTCTTTTTAACTAGAGAGGGATAAAAAGTCGGTTAAATTAAATATCCATTGTACCATGCAAGCAAGTAACTTAGTACAAACATTATTGCAAAGTAAATTAATATTAAATAAAATTCTTTCATAATTTTTTTGTACAAGGGCTTTGCGTTGGAGAACATATACACTCTGCCAAGTGAATACATTTTACAGAACCAACGCACAGACTACAAACGAATATCTGTACAGATATTCTCGTGAACTAGGTTTTGTTGTTATAACTACCTAACCCCTGCCCTCACTACTACTCTATATATGATTCGTGAGATGCGTGTACAATTACTTTATACTATAATTTTTTTAATTGGTCAAATGGTGTACTAAAGAATATGCTTATCTGTTTTTTAACAACATCAACCCCTAACTCTTCTGTATTCTTTTGAAGTTTTGCCTGAGTTTCAACTGATAAATTAGTTTTTATTTTACTACGCTGTAGTTCTCTGCCACGATTAACTGATTGAACGTGTGAGATTTCATTGCTAGTTTGATCTGCCATTGTATATCCTTCCTGTTATATTTACATAGTATAAAAAAAAACCCCCCACGTCAAATGACATAGGGGGTCTTCGGTACATTATAACTACCTCACTTTACTATGGTTTATACTGCAACGAAACTGATCAATACGCCAAGCACTACCCATAATAAAGATACATACATTATTGCTTTCATATTTTTACCTTCCGTTGATACTGTTACGTTACAATTAAAATAAAAATAAGTCAAGTCCATTTGATTTTTGCCACGCCTCCGACAAAGTATGTACGTTAAAATTTTTTTAAAAAAGAATAGACACCTAATACGAATAAACCCATCATGAGTAACTGAGTTGTTTTGTCAGCGTCATGGAAAGTTTCAATAAATAATTCAATCATAGTTTAATTATTTGTAAGATTAGATATGAATAAATAAATAAGTTTAAAATTATTAATGATAATTTAATTGTCATTAAAGCCCCCTAATTCTTTTAATTCCTCTAAGTCCGAGCCATCGTCACTTAAATCGTCACGATCTAAGCCGAGATAATCTAAAAAATTATCCTCTTTTTCTTTTAGTGTTAGTTCTTTTTTTTCTGTTGATTGATGGTAAAAATAGTCTGTAGTATCTTTTTTCTTATCCATATTTTTTATATCCTTCTTTAGTTTTAATTCTTTAAAAAATTTTTTACATTTTTTTAAATATTCCTTTGATAAATATTTATGATCATACAAAAAATAATTTAAAAGATTATTATGTTTACTCTTAATTTTATTCATACACCTATTACTATATGCAAAAATTGCATAGGTCAAATTAGTATATGCAATAATGGAATACCTATAATAAATAGCGTGTTTATTCGTTAATTAAAAAAACCTATATTTTATGGGGTTTATTTAAGCATAATCAAATGAGTTGATTATTGTTAAAAAACCTAGGTTTTATGGGGGTTATTTAAAAAAACGAATAAAACTAATAATTAAATTTGACTTGTATGTATAAATCTATATAAATTTATTATGCTTAAAAATATAAAAACAATTAACAAAAGAAAGCGAGGCAATATGGATAAGCAATTAAACAATTATTTAACTAGTATCGGTGACAATACTATTAAAAATGAAATAACTTCCATGAGTATAGTTCAAAGAAATAATGAATTATTTCAGGAAAATAAGTTCAAAGTAAATAATGATAGTATCTACTCTATGTTAGGTATTAAAGCACCAAACCAAATATTAACTGAAACCAGGGGCTTTGAAACTGTTGATAGAATAAATATGGAGCGTAAAAGATTAGTTGATAGAATTATTTTACCTTTAGCAAACTTTAAAAATTTAGTTGAAAGTGACAAAGAAAAAACTACTAAATTAGAGAAGAAAAAAACTAAAGAAAAAAATAAAGCAAAGCCTGAACCTGATCACACTATTAAAAAGAGTGATGAGAAAATTAGAGCCAATGCAATAAGAACCACGGCTAACAGAGTTCTATATCCATCTTTATTTATAATGAGTTTAGATAAATCGAATTATAAATTTGATAAAAAAGTTGTAAGAATAAATTTGTTTTGTTTAAAAAATGAAATTGTTAAATCTATTTTTGGATTAGACAATGACAATTTAAAGAAAGCAACGGATAGCAAAGTTTACTTTGTTGATTGCAATTTTACTTTATTAGAAAAATTAACTCAAAAATATATGTTTAAGATTGAAGTTAATAGAAATATTACATCTAATGAAGAAGCCGAGGATTTAGAGGCTACAACAGAAGAAGCAACTTCAGGCGAGTACACACCTGAGAAAGCCCAAACCATGGCGGAAAGTATTAAAAAACAATTAACATACTTAGACGATAACATGGGGCTTGATGCAATTTTACAAGTCGAAAACCATTTAAGAACATTAACTAATTATGGAAATACACTTGAGGAAATTGTCGAGACGGGCAGAAAGCAATCTAAGAATAGTATCTTAAAAGATATTTACGGCTCGTGGGTTGTAGATAATGCTTCAAGCGTTGAATTAAAAAGTAATTCAATTGAAGAGTTAAAAAGTAAATTTAATAAACAATTTAAGATTGCTGTTTAAATAATCTTAATTGCTCCGAAGAAAACCCCCTGAAATATGGGGGTTTTTTTTGCCTAGAATAAGCCTTATTTCATATATATAAATTAAGCATTATTAACTTAACAGAAGGATATAAAAATGAATAAAGAAAAAAAAGCAACAACAACAAAAAAACACTTTGAAGCCGTGGCAAAAATAATAAGTAACCATAGATATATTGGAACTATGGACAGTAAAAGAAAACTTGTTAATTCTTTTTGTGAATACTTTAAATCACAGAATAAAAACTTTAATTCAATTAAGTTTTATAATGTATGTATGGAAGGTGACAAAGGAATTATCCCTGAGAATACTACTTTAAATAATGATTTAAAAGTTTGGGATGATACAGAAAAAACAATTGTTGAAAAAAACGATTGGGTTTATAAATAATAATTAATAGCTTCCTCTTAAAGCCCCTCAGCTAATCACTGGGGGGTTTTTTTTTGTGCCTGAGTAAATCTCCAAGTGATTAACAGGGGGGTTTATAGTTACAAAATTTTAACCTACCTTAAACAATTCCAAGCGGTAACCAAAAGCAACCAAGGGTAAACCCTAGGGCAATCCAAAAAGTTGACAAGTAAAAAACCAAGGAACACCAAGGGGTACACCAGTGCCA